AGTTTTGGGAAATTGAAGAATTATTAGCTAAAAAAGCATCATTAGATGTACGGTACTGGAATGCACAGTATTTACAGAAGCCAACTTCAGAAGAAGGAGCGTTAATTAAACGTGAATGGTGGAATATTTGGGAAGGGAACACACCTCCTGATTGTGAATTTACCATTATGGCTCTTGATGCTGCACAAGAAACAAATAACAGAGCAGATTACAATGCTCTAACTATATGGGGAGTATTTTTCAATGAAGAGACTAATAACTTTAATATTATTCTATTAAATGCTATAAAGAGGCGCTTAGAGTTCCCTGATCTAAAGAAGCTTGTACTTGAAGAGTATAAAGAATGGCAACCTGACTCTTTTATAGTTGAAAAGAAGTCTAACGGGGCTGCTTTATACCAAGAATTAAGGCGTATGGGTGTACCCGTAGGGGAATTTACGCCGGGTAAAGGACAAGATAAAATTAGTCGGGTTAATGCCATATCAGATTTGTTTTCAGCTGGTATAGTGTGGGCTCCTGAACATAGATGGGCTAAAGAAGTCATAGAAGAATGTAATGATTTTCCAAGTGGTACGCATGATGACTTAGTGGATTCTACGACATTAGCGTTGTTGCGGTTTAGGCAAGGTGGCTTTTTACGATTACCCAGTGATGAGCCTGATGTTGACGAGTACTACTATAAAGCTAGAAAGAAAGCTGCTTATTATTAATTAAGGAAATAGAATGATTGACAAAAGTGTGAACCCAGCCCCTATGGGCTTAGATGCCCTAGAAGAAGATCCGAATGAGCAACTTTTAGAAATTGAGATTGAAGACCCTGAAGCAGTGACCATACGAGCTGATGGTGAAGATATTCTACGGATAGAGAAAGAAGAGGATATGGCTAGATTCTCTGAGAACTTAGCTGAGCGTATAAGTGACTCTACTTTACAATCGTTGGCGTCTGATTTAGTAGATGAATATGAGAGTGATGTAAGTGCTCGTAAAGACTGGGTACAAACTTATGTCGATGGGCTTGAGCTTTTAGGGTTAAAGATTGAAGAACGCTCAGAACCTTGGGAAGGAGCCTGTGGTGTCTATCATCCCCTATTAACTGAGGCTGTTATTAAGTTCCAAGCTGAGACTATTACTGCTACGTTCCCTGCATCTGGGCCAGTTAAAACACAAATTATTGGTAAAGAAACACAAGAGAAAAAAGACGCAGCACAACGTGTTCAAGACGACATGAACTACCAGCTTACTGATGTAATGACTGAATACCGTCCTGAGCATGAGCGTATGCTATGGGGCCTAGGTTTGGCGGGTAATGCCTTTAAGAAGGTTTATTATGACCTAGCATTAGGTCGTCAAGTATCTATGTACGTACCTGCTGAAGATGTAGTTGTACCATACGGAGCATCTAGTCTTGAGTCTGCAGAACGTGTAACTCATGTAATGCGTAAAACAGCCAACGAAGTTCGTAGATTGCAATATGAAGGCTTTTACTGTGATGTAGATCTTGGTGAACCATCTAATACAATGGATGACATTGAGAAAACTATTGCTGAAAAGTTAGGCTTTAGAGCCTCTACAGATGACAGATTTAAACTATTAGAAATGCATGTTGAGTTGGATCTTGAAGGATTTGAACATGAAGGTCCAGATGGAAAGCCAACGGATATAGCTCTGCCTTATGTAGTGACTATTGAGAAAGGCACAGGAACAATTTTATCTATTAGACGTAACTGGGAGCCAGATGATGAATCATGTAAAAAACGCAATCACTTCGTTCACTATGGCTATGTGCCGGGTTTTGGCTTTTATTGTTTTGGGCTTATTCATCTTATTGGTGCTTTCGCCAAGTCTAGTACTTCAATTCTTCGCCAACTGGTTGATGCAGGGACTCTCAGTAATCTTCCGGGGGGCTTTAAAACTAGAGGACTAAGGGTAAAAGGTGATGATACACCGATTGCTCCGGGTGAATGGAGAGACGTAGATGTACCATCTGGTGTAATGCGTGACAACTTTATGCCACTGCCGTACAAAGAACCAAGCCAAACTCTGTTAACTTTATTACAAGGAATAGTCGATGAAGGTCGCCGTTTTGCTGGGGCTGCTGATCTTGCTGTCTCTGATATGTCCTCTAATAGTCCTGTTGGTACAACACTCGCTGTACTCGAGAGAACGCTTAAAGTAATGAGTGCGGTGCAGTCTCGTATTCATTACTCTATGAAACAAGAGTTTATCTTATTACGTGACATTATTAGAGACTATACACCAGATGAATATGACTATGAACCTACAGAAGGCAGTAGACGGGCTAAGAAAGATGACTATGATTTGGTGTATGTATTACCTGTCTCTGACCCAAATGCCGCAACTATGGCACAGAAAGTCGTACAATACCAAGCAGCCTTACAACTAGCACAGGGCGCACCACAACTATATAACCTCCCTGAACTACATAGACAGATGCTTGAAGTATTAGGTATACCTAATTACCAAAAGTTAGTACCTATGGAAGACGATATGAAACCTAGAGACCCTGTTACTGAAAACCAAAACGTTCTCAAAGGAAAGCCTGTTAGAGCATTTTTGTATCAAGATCATGAGGCTCATATTGCCGTACATTCAGCAGCTATGCAAGATCCTAAAGTACAAGCGGTGTTGCAACAATCTATGGCGCAGAACCCTCAAGCAGCTCAAACTATGCAAGCAGCGATGTCTGCCCATATTAACGAGCATTTAGGTTTTGAGTATCGTAAACAAATAGAGCAATCAATGGGTATGAATATACCTAAATATGGCGAAGATGATAGTGATAACCAAGTAACTATTCCAGAAGAGATGGAAGTTCAGATATCACAAATGGCAGCACAAGCTTCTCAACAGTTGTTACAACAACATCAACAAGAAGCAGAGCAACAACAAAATCAACAGCAGCAACAAGATCCATTAGTTCAAATGCAACAACAAGAACTGCAGATAAAAGCACAAGATCTACAGCGCAAGATTGCTAAAGATCAGGCTGATGCTCAGCTTGAAATGATGAAGCTACAAATTGAACGTGAAAAGATTGGCTCTCAACAAGAAGCTGCTGGTGCAACTATGATGGCTAAGATGCAGTTAGAACGTCATCGTGTTGATTCTAAACAAGAAGCTGACGGTGCAAAACTTGCAGCTAGAATACAAGAAACGCAAGCTCAGATAAATGGTAAGAAAGAAGAATTAGCTACTAAGTTAAATGTAGATGTAGCTATGAAAGAAAGTGAGAGGGCTCATAAGAAACAACAATCTAATATGTCGCAGCAACACGATAGAGCTAAAAATGAAACTTCTCAAAACCATGCTAGGTTCTTAGCTGAAAGACAAGCTGCCTTGCAAGAGAAGTTAGCGTCACAACAAAACTTTAAGAATGGAGGAGAGGTAAAGGAAAAAAAGCCTTAAACCATTCTGATTATGATATGGAAGGGTATAAAAAAGCAGTTAAAAGTGGTGAAATAAAACCCCGTAAAGGGGGAGAAGATCATTACCCAGATACTTTTAAATTACCTAACCATCCTACATTTTCAGAACAGAGTAAATACTCTAATGAAAAAACACAAGGCGGTGTATGGCAAGAAGGCAATGAAGGTCGGTATTACTTCCATCCTTCTGAGCATAACTTAAAGAATAAATCGCCTGAAGATTTAGGTACATATTTTACTGAACGTGAAAAGAAAGGTACTCATGTTGTACTTCCTGACGGGCAAATTATTGAAGGAACTAAATAGTGGATAAAGAAGCAACTATCCTGTTTAAACAAATTGATGACAGAGTAGCGTTATTAACACAAGCGTTAGTGTCTGGTAGAGCTGAAGATTATGCTGCATATAAATACATATGTGGGCAGATTCAAGGGCTAAATCAGGCACGAAGCGCCATAGAAGTACTAACTAAGAAAGTGGAGTTTGAAGACGAATGAGTAAAATCTTAATTGGGTCTAACCCAAACAACCCTCAAGTTGTGGGGTCTGTAGACTTCTCAGCTACTAATGAAGAAAAGGCAACACAACTGCCTACACCAACAGGGTATCGTATACTATGCGCGTTACCTGAAGTGGAGAAAGAGTATGAAAGTGGCATTCTTAAAGCTGATGAAACTTTGCGGCATGAAGGTCTTTTGGCTACTGTGTTGTTTGTTGTGGCTATGGGCCCTGATTGCTATGGTGACAAAGACCGTTTTCCTTCTGGCAATTGGTGCCAAGTTGGGGATTTTGTCCTTGTAAGACCAAACGCAGGTACTCGTATGAAAATACATGGTACTGAAATGCGCATGATTAATGATGATAGTGTTGAGGGTGTTGTTCTTGATCCTCGCGGTATCTCCAGAGTTTAAAGGAAAATAAAATGGCTAAGTATGAAGCAGACGATTATGAGTTCCCTGATGAAGCTGGTGGGGGAGTAGATAATACTGATGAAATTGAGATTGAAATTGAAGATGATACACCCGTAGCTGATAGAAACGCTAGACCGCCTTTACCTAAAGACATAGTTGAAGAACTAGAGTCTGCAGATGAGTCTGATGACTATTCTGGTAAGGTGCAAACTAAGTTTAAACAGTACAAAAAAGCTTGGCATGATGAGCGTAGGTTGAAAGAAGAAGCCTATCGTGAGCAAGAAGAAGCTTTATCTGTAGCTCAAAAGATATTAGATGAAAATAAACAACTTAAATCATTACTTGAATCAGGAGAAAAGGAGTTAATAAGCACTTATCAATCCTCTGCTGAATTAGAAGTTGAAAAAGCTAAACGTAATTATAAGGAAGCTTACGATTACGGTAATACTGATGCAATCATTGAGGCGCAAGCTGAATTAATGAAAGCAACAAATAAGCTTGACAAAGCTAATAATTTCAGGCCTACTGTCCAAAACACCGATAATGGTGCACAGATATTACCAAAGCAACAACGAGTTGCACAGCAGCAAGACCCGAAGGCAGCGGAATGGGTAGCCGAAAATCCGTGGTATGTTGATCCTAGCAAAAAGTCTATGAGTAGATTTGCTGTAGGTGTACATGAAGATCTTTTTGAAACATATGGTGAAAAATTCATTGGAACTGATGAATACTACAGACATATAAATAGAGAGGTCGCTCGTAGATTCCCAGAAGAATTTAACGATTCAAACGATGAGCCTAAAACTCAGCGTACATCAAAACTTAGCACGGTAGTAGCGTCTGCAAAAAGAAGCACAGCCCCTAAAAAGGTGTCGCTTAATAAGACTCAAGTTGCATTAGCCAAGAAGTTTGGACTAACTAATGAACAATACGCCCGTGAACTAACCAAATTGGAGGCCTAAGATGGCTGATAACAGATTAACTAGAGATACCCAAACGCGAGATACTTCAGTCCGTCCTAAGCAGTGGGCGCCAGCTGAACTTCTACCAGAACCGGATAAACAACCGGGCTATGCGTACAGATGGATTAGAACGTCAACATTAAATGCAGCTGACCCACGAAACCTTTCAGCAAAATTGAGAGAAGGCTGGGAGCCGGTTAATGTGTCGGAACAACCACAAATGCAACTGTTAATTGATCCTGCTAGTCGTTTTAAAGACAATGTAGAGATTGGTGGTTTATTGTTATGTAAGACCCCTACAGAGTTTATTGAACAGCGTAATGAGCATTTTAATAGACAAACTCAGGCTCAAACAGAAGCAGTAGATAATAATTTAATGCGCCAAAGTGATCCTAGAATGCCACTCTTTAATGAGCGAAAATCTACAACATCTTTTGGTAGACAATAGTTAATTTTAATTTTGGAGGTTTAATATGGCTTACCCTGTT